AGCCATTCGCGCATGTCACCCCACATCTGCGCCCTCATATTGCCGTACATGATCGGGTTTTTGGACTTGTTGCCAAAGTTCACGCCCTTGATCTTGTAGCGCTGCTCTTTGAGCCTGTCCACAATCCCCGCCCCCAGCCCGCCCTCATCAATCACCACCAGCGCAGGCTTAAACTCCTCGATCGCCTCAATAATGTGACCCACCACCGTCATGGTGTCGTCGCCCCTGTGCCGGTCAATCCGCACAATGTCCCGCCCCTGCCGCACCGCTATCACCGTAGCATCAGCCCCGAACCGCGCCGGATCAACCCCAATAATAATTGGCGCAGTCTGATCCTTGTACTTGACCCGCTTCATCGCACCATCCACCACATCCGCCGGTATAAACTGGTCATCGCCCTCAGACGGAAACTGACCGTACACCTCAACGTGCGCCTGAGCCGAGTCCGGCCCATACTCATCAATAATCTGCTGGTAGACCTGCTTGTCCGTCCCCTCAACCGTGCGGGCGTCCACCACCTTATTCGTCCAAAAATCCCGCTTTGAATTAAAACACTCGTAAAAATACCCCGTGTTGCGCCGTGGGTTGGAAAACGCCAGCCACAACCTGTTCGGCGTGTTCTCCGTAAAAAAACCAGCCGTCACCGACCAAATCGAATCATCAATACCGCTGGCCTCGTCAAAGATCACCAGCACACCATCGTAATTGTGAACACCAGCATAAGAGTCCGGATTCTCAGCCGACCACAGCCGACCCTCAACCGCCCAATACCGCGTGCCCTTACGCAAATCCTTCTCAACCAACTCAGTCAACCAATTCGCCGGAGCCACCTTGGTGGCGCTCACCTCGAACCAGTGGCTGTTAATGCTCATCGCCAACCACTTCGTAATCTCAGCCCATGTCACCGCCCGCAACTGAGCTTCCGAATTAGCCGAAATAATCGTAGTCGAACCAATCCTTGTAGACAACATCCAAATCGTAAGCCAAGACACCAGCGCCGACTTGCCAATCCCTCGGCCAGAACTCACCGCGTGCCTAAGCGTCTCAAAATCCACCAGCCCATTTTGACGCTTGATGTGAGCCGCAATCTCCCGCAACACCTCGCGCTGCCACTTCCTCGGCCCCTTAAAATTCGCCAGCGGAGTGTTTTCCTTGCCCCAAGGAAACGCAAACAACACAAACGCCTCAGGATCGTCAGCCACCGCTGGAGACCACAAAGTCGCCATCAATTCTTGCTCGTCTTCTGGTTTGTAAATTGTGGTTTGCATTGGGACAGATGGTAAATGATATTTTATAAAAATAAAAATAAAATGTTCGTGGAGGCACCGTTACCGCGGCCCTTTGTCGCTCGGCCCTCCCTCCCCCCTCCCTCTGGTAAGTGGGCACTTACTTACGCTTTTTCGAGGTTATCCACAAGGCTGGCGGCTAGTTATGCGCCTAGCCCTGTGCATAACTGCCATCAATGCCCCAATGTTCTGTATAACCTGTGCATAACTACGCATCGACTTAACATAATGGACACTGTAGAACATCGTATCGGGTTGTTGTTAGGGTTAACCATTAGTGCAAGCGCATACGCGTAGTTCATAGCAATCTATGCGTAAAGCGCATAACCTTGCTTAATCTTTGCTCACCATCTCTTTTACCGTTACATCCACCACATTGCTTTCATCAGTGAGAACGCGCAGCTTGGCATCTTTGAGGGCATCAGAGACGCTGATGCGAGTGTCAGTCACTGAGACATCAATACGCTCGCCATAGACCTTTGGCTTGAGCTTGGCAGCCACCCACTTCCTTGCATCCACTTGCAACCGCTTCTGTTGCACCCAAGCGCTAGCCTGAGCGCCTTCTAAGCCGCTTGGCATGGACTCGTCAGCCAACTCCAGTATCTCCTCGGCCAAACGGTCTGCGCGGCTTTCTATGGCCTTCTCGTACATTGCCCTGAAATCCAGATTGTTCCGCAGCATCATCATTGCCGTGTAGTAGGACGGCATCCCATCGGATTTCAGCGCAGTGCTCAAACTCCGACCTTCAGAAATCTGCCTGCACATCTCAAGCCAGCACGGATTCTCAATCCCCAAAGTCACCGGCCTACCGCCAGCATGTTTGGTCACCACTTCGTTTGTCATGTTAGCGTCTACTTACTTCTCCAATCTTAATTTTGTCCCAAATCATTCGCAGCATCGAAGCCCCCTAACCCCCTCACTCTTAAGAGAGTGAGGGGAGGGGAGGGGGCATTTTCGAGCGTTTTGCCCCCTAACCTTCATTCCCCCCAAAGGGGGATTCAGGGGGCTAGGGGGCACGAAATTACCCACCTTTTCGCACCAGCATGGCACTCGATTGCACCTCATCAACCACCATCCAGCCATGTTCAATGGGGCTAATGATCTCCGAAAGGATAAGCGCACCGATCATTTTTTCCGGATATGACGGACTCAAATCGTTCTCAATGGTGCGTGGTTTGCGCCCATCTTGAGCCAGCTTGTCCTTAAGTGCCGACCTGCTAATGTAGGGTAAACCCTCGCGCACTTCAGCGCCTGTGCCCCACCATGCGTTCTCAAATGTTTTGCGGTGGCTCTCAATTTTGCTGTCTTTTTTGATGATGGCGGGGGCTTGGGCTTCAACTAGCACTGCGCTGGTGACTGGCTGGTTGTCCTCGTCATACCAAGCTGGGATGGTCACTTGGCGCAGTTCGGCGTAAACCGTCTGGGCCATTTCAGCGTCCTTGGACTTGCGCTGCACGATCTGCATGGGCTGGTCATCTTTGGCTGGAACGATACTGATCTCAATGTCCAAAGCGCCACGCCATGCGCTTGAGCCTCGGGCGCGGTGCTGTGCTTCGTCTGACACGCCTGTGTGGTGGACAAGGATGACCGAGCAGTCAAACTCCATCATCAGGGCGTTGCAGGCGTCTAGCATGGTCTTGGCGTCTTGGGCGCTGTTCTCGTCACCTGCTAAGAATCGGTGCAAGGTATCAACCACTATCACGCTTGGCCTGTCTTTGAGCATCCTGACCTGCTCCACCACCTTGAGGTAGCCGATGGGGGTGTTGAGGTCGCAGCCGTCCTTGGAAAGCCACATATTGAGCTTTCCGGCCTTGTTGTGGTGCTTCCATGCTGCTACCCTGCCTCGCAGGCCGTGGTGGCCTTCACCGGCCAAATAGACCACATTGCCTTGGCGTACCTTGTGGCCGCACCAGTCTGGGATGCCGCTTGCCATGCGTAAGCACCAGTCCAGCACCACAAAGGTCTTGCCGCCGCCTGATGGGCCATGCACCATCACCAAGGCTTGGGACTGAATCCAGCGCTTGACCAGCCACGAAATGGGGCTAGGTTGGGCTGAAAACTCGTCTGCGGGGATGAGCCAATCATTTGCTGGTGGCATGAGCAGTGCGGCCAAATTGTGCCCCGCTTGGGCATAATCGTTGGCATCACCGAGAATCGGAGGCATCACCATGCGTGCGCCGTACTTGGCTGATGCTTGTTCTGCATAACGTTGACCAACGCCGGATTGGTCATGGTCAGCCACAATCACAATGTCTTGCATAATGCCGTGCTTTTCTCGCAAACTGCCAGTCACCGGCACTAGGTTGCTGGCACTGTAGGCCACTACGCAAGGCCGGTTTGTAGCCTCAAAAATGGTAGCAGCGGTGGCAAAGCCTTCGGCCACATACAGCGTGCCTAGCTCATCAGATGAGCCTACCACCCAAAACTTGCCGCCGGTCTGCCCGCCAGCGTGGTACAACTTGCCGCCTTCGTGGTCTATGTACTGGAGGCTGGACAATGTGCCATCTGCATCGTACAGGGGGACTACCAAGCGGCCATCGCCCGTGGCACGAGCGCCATGAACGCCGATGCCTTTTTTGGCAAGGTAGGGGTGGTCAGGGAGCGCCGCCTGTGCGCCTGTCCATATCTTTTCGACTGTCTCGCTAGCTACTTGATGCTGGCGCTCAATGGCTGCGTCCCGCAAGGCTTTGGCCTCGGCCAGACGCTTGGCGTGGGACATCTCCTCGGTCTGGGTCAGCTTGCGCCCCACATCAGCGCGGAAACTAGATTCAAAACCTGCACGCCAGCAGCCAAAGCGCCCCGCTGGGATGCCATCACCAAAGACCAAATACCAGCCCGGCTTGTCGCCGTGGCCAGGCGCACCCTTCGTGCCCGAGCGAAAGCGGTGAATCTTCCCGTCCATCTCAATGTGATCTGGCGGCTCCAGCCCCGCAGCACGCATGGCGTCAATGAGTTGCACTTCAGGCGGGTCAACCCGCTTTTCTGGTGCTGGTGCCCACGGGCCACCAAGGACTTTTGAGAGGTCAGCCATGCGTCACCTTCCGACTTTCAAGATAGGTTGACAGGGCCATCATCACCTTGTGCGTGGGGTTCGCATTGGGGTTGTCGCGCATCTGCCTGATGGTGTTGTAGTGGACACCAGTGGCCTCGGCCACCTTGCTTGGCATTCGGTCGGATAGCGCTTCTCGTATTTGCTCAAGTGTCATCATGTTCTTTTTCCTTTGTTAAATTAATTTGTTGCGCTGGCCGAATCTTACCCTAAATTGTGTGATACAGTGCATGCACACGCAGAACAGATTTCCTGAAGTGCGTGAAATCAAGGAGAGCCAGATGGCTATCAATTTAAAGTCTACGGGCGGGCTTACCGCCAACGGTGTCAAGTTGTTGGTGTACGGCCAAGCCGGTGCGGGTAAGACAACGCTGGTAAAGACGCTGCCCAATGTGATCGTATTGTCTGCCGAGGGCGGCCTGTTGTCCATTCAGGACGCCGACCTGCCCTACATTGAGATCACCAGCATGGATGATTTGCGCGAGGCATTTGCATGGTGCAAGGACAGCAAGGAGGCTGAAGGCTTTCAGTCTGTGGCGCTGGACTCAATCAGCGAGGTGGCTGAAGTGGTCTTGCATTACGAGATGAAGAAGTCCAAAGATGGCCGCGCAGCTTACGGCGAGATGAACAGCACTATGCAAGAGTTGATTCGTGCATTTCGTGATTTGCCTAACAAGCATGTGTTTATGTCGGCCAAACTGGAAAAGTCCACGGACGAAATGGGCAAGATGC